TTGCCGCCCGGATATCTCCCTTATCGAACCGAAATAGGGCCGTTTCGACCGTTACGGCCGATTATTCGGTGCAGAAAGGCGGCTAAATGCCAACTTCGGACGTTATTCAGACCGTGGGCAAGTACGTAATCGCACTGGCCTCGCTGGCCGGATGTTTTTACCTTGTCGCCACGGCCGCCCCGGACACCGACATGAGCCAAGCGTGGACCGTCATCGGCTTGATTGTCGGGTGGATTGTCCGAGACTCGGCCGGCCAGTCAGCGACAACGAACGCGGTTCGGACGATCAACGCGGCAACCGGGACGGCATAGTGCCCCATTGGCCCCCCGAAGCCCCGCACCACTTAAGTAGCCGCGCCCTACTCATCGACATTTGGATAGGAGTACGAAACATCATGGCTGACCTTTCCGGGATCAATGACGCACTTGCCAACCTGCAACTGCAAATCACCCAGCTTGCCGCGCAGGTTGGCGAGCTCCAAGCCGGCACCGTGACACAGGCCGAGCTTGATGACATCGCCGGCCGGCTGGCCGAGGCCGCTTCGGCCGTCGACGCGATCGTCGAGCCTGACGAGGGCGAAGCCGTCTAGGATGCTGGCTCCGACGCGGCGACGTGCTTGGCGCGGTAGTGCGAAGCCGCGTCTAGCGCCGCCGCGTCCGGCTCGGTCAACGGTCGCCGAATTCGTCGACACGGCGAAACGATGCGGGATCGAGCTCATGCCGTGGCAGGTTGTCGCGGCGACCTACATGGAGGCCACCGACCGGAAGGGCAATTGGCTGTACCCCGAAGTCGCCGGCATCGTTTCCCGGCAAAACGGGAAGTCAGAGCTACTTGTGCCGTACGTCATCAGGCGGCTCCGGATGGGCCGCCACGTCATGCACTCGGCACAGAACCGCGAGCTACCGCGCGAGGTTTACGGTCGAGTCGCGGACATCATGACCGAGCACTACCCCGGCGAGCTCAAGCACCGGCCCCGTTACGCCAACGGGCAGGAGCGGATGGAGACCCGCAACGGTGGCGTTTACCGGATCGTCGCTCCGACCCGTGGCGGTGCGAGAGGGCCGGCGAACGATGACCTCATCGTGGACGAGCTCCGCGAAATGGACGACTTCAACTTCATTGCCGCGGCCGAGCCGACATTGGCCGCGTCGCCGAATCCACAGGTTCTGTACCTGTCCAACGCCGGCGAGGACGACAGCGTCGTGCTTAACGCCGTCAGGAACCGGGCCGAGTCCGACCCTGCCCTCGCTTACCTTGAGTGGTCAGCGGCCCCGGAACGGGATGTGTCCGACCGGGACGGATGGCTAGAGGCCAATCCAGCCGTTGGCAACCTGCCCGGTCGCGACATGATGGCGTACCTAGAGCGCAAGTACGAAAGCTATCGGCTGGCCGGCACGCTCTCGATCTTTGAGACCGAGCACCTATGCCGGTGGGTGTCATCCACCCGCGAACGTCTCGTCGACGAATACGCATGGATGGCCTGTCAAGGGCCGATTGGCGACGCGCGCGTCCCGGTTATGGCCGTGAGCATGACGCCTGACGGGACCCGCGCCGCGGCCGCGATGGCGTGGCAGCGGCCCGACGGCTCGGTTTGCTTGCGGTTGCTCTACGACGTGACCGGCGACCCGATTGACGTAACCCGGCTCGGCGAGGACATGGCCCGCGACGCCGGTCGGCTCGGCATCAAGCGGACCGGGTACGACCCGCTGACCGATGCCGAGCTCGCCAAGCACTTTACCCTCAAGGGGCGGAAAGCCGAGCGCATCAGCGGCAACGATTACGCGAACGCATCGGCTCAATTCGTCAACCTCGTCAATGCCCGCAAGCTACGTTGGCAGGATGACGGGGCGTTGACCGATGACCTTATGTGGACGTCGCGCAAGGCGCACACCGAAACCGGCCACTTCCAAGCCGTCAGAATGTCCGACGATCGGCCGATCCCGGCCGCGCTTGCGTCTATCCGTGCCGTATGGCTGGCATCCGGCCCCACCCCACCGTCACCGAGGGTCTACTAATGAGCGTGGCGAGCTTTCTCCGGGACATGTTCGCGCCCGGCATCCCGGACGCACCCGAGACGCGATCGGGCGACAGCATCGCTGACCTCGTTGCCCGGCTCGGTTATTCGGCGCGTCCGTGGCGGCCCGCGTCCGCACGCGAGGCCCTAGGGGTCCCGGCGATCTTCCGGGCCGTGTCCCTTATTGCCGGCGTGACCGGTGCGCTTTCGCTCGACGTCTACCGGCGCGGCGTCAAGATCGATGCCGAGGACCGGCCCCGGATCGTGGTCCGGCCCGATCCGCTTGCCAAGCCGCGGACGTTTTTCCGCAATACCGGATGGAACCTCGCCACGCTTGGCGAATCGTGGTGGTGGGTTTCCAAGCGAAACCCGTCCACCCTTGAGGCGTTGTCGTTGCTTAACCTCGACCCTAAAGAGGTTTTCGTCGAGGAAAACGAGCGCGATCCGCGCTTCCCGGATGTGACGTGGCGGAACCTCACGACGAAACGACCGACGCCCGTCAACATGAAAGCGGCCAGCGTTGACGACTTCCGACACTTGACCTTTATGCAGCTGCCCGGCGAGCTCCGCGGCGTAGGCCCGCTACAGCTGTGCGGGGCGGCTATCTCGGTCGCGGTCGAGTCACAGGAATTCGCGGCCAATTTTTACGGCGAGGGTGGGTACGCGTCGACGATCATCAAGGCGTCCGGCACGCTCGGCGTGACCGAAGACGCGGACGGGCAAACCGAGGCCGATCGGCTCCGGGCCGCGTGGGTATCGGGAGCCAACAATGTTCCGAAGGTCATCGATCAAGGGATCGAAAGCGTTGAGGAGCACGAGCCGGACGTGGCCCGCGTTCAGGCCTTGCTAGCCCGCGATTACAGCAACGGTGAGGCGGCACGGATGTTCGGCATGCCGGGCTCCCTGCTCGACTACAGCACGCCCGGCTCGTCGCTGACCTACCAGTCGATTGAGGGCGAATTCATGAAGTGGGTTCGCGCCGGTCTATGGCCCTATTTCCTTGAGGAAATCGAGCAGGAGATGAGCGACCTACTGACCCGTTCATCGGTCGCTCGTTTCAATATCGATGCTCTTGAGCGGGCCGATATCAAAACGCGTTACGAGGTCTACAGCCTCGGTATCACGGCCGGCGTTCTGACGCCCGAGCTCGCACAGGAAAAAGAGGGCATCGTCGCCGGCGACGTCGAAAACGCACCCATTCCGTTTGCCGCGCCGCAAGCGATCCCAACGTCGATCGCGGCACGGTCCGCGGAGCAGGTGCGTTGCGATGGTACGCGCATTCTCAAGGGCATCATGCGGCCGTGTGGCAAGCTGCTCGCTGAGGCCGGTCCGTTCGTCGGGACCTGCTCCCGGTGCGGCAAGGAGCATCGGGCCGTCGCATGAGACAGCTTCGGTTAAACCGGGTCCCGAATGGGGTAGGGCCGAAGCCGGATGTCGTCACGTTGTATGTTGGCGATGGCGACTCGTTGGTCGCAATGGGGCCGGACGGTGTTCCGGTTCCGATCGGAGGAGGGGCACCGGGGCCAGCCGGTCCGACGGGCGACATCGGACCGGCTGGCCCGATTGGTGATACTGGGCCACAGGGACCCGTGGGCGCGCAAGGCCCGAAGGGTGACACGGGCGACACTGGCGCTACGGGTCCCGCCGGCCCTGTTGGTCCGACCGGCCCACAGGGAGCACAGGGTGAAACCGGCCCGCAAGGGTCAACCGGCTCGATTGGCGATACGGGACCACAGGGACCGCCGGGGGAAACCGGCCCGGCCGGCGCAACGGGACCGGCCGGGCCGACCGGCGCAACCGGTTCGACGGGACCCGCCGGCAGCGATGCGGCCATTCCGGCCGGCGTTATCGTCATGTGGGGCGGGCTCGTGTCCGCAATCCCGTCCGGGTGGGTCCTATGCAACGGGTCGAACGGAACGCCGGACCTTCGGAGTAAATTCGTCAAGGGTGCCGCGGCCGGCATCGATCCGGGTACGACTGGCGGAGCCGCGACCCACGGTCACACTGTTACGCAACCGGGCGACCATGCGGCCCTGACCCATGCCGGCGCGGCCGTTGCCAATCACAGTTTTACCCAGCCGTCCGCACACTCGGACCATGCTGCGCAGTCGCATTCCGCACACGCGGGCGCGACGGTCGCCAATCACGGCGACGTACTCAATCACGTTCACCTTGAGCAGCTGAACAACGCCATTACCGGATCGAGTGCCGGCTTCCCGGCCCTCGTGGATACGTCGACGTCTGGCGCGACGTCGCCCGTCGTGCTGGCCGTTCCGACCGGCAACCCGACCGCGAACGGCGTGGCGGCACAGGTGCACACTGTTGGTCAGGCTTCGGCCCATAGCGACCACGCTGCGCTATCGCACTCGGCCCACAGCGGCGGGGCCGTGGATGCCCACGGTGTAACGCAACCCAATCAGCACGCCGCGCAGTCGCATACGGGCGCGGCGGTCGATACGGTCAGCAACGAACCGGCGTACTACGCACTGTGTTTCATTCAGAAGACCTGATATAGTCCGGCCGACGGATCGTTTATCGAGGATGGTCCGTCTTAACCGAATACAACCGGGCCGTGCGCGCGTCGCCAGTCCCGAAATCGTCGGCCTCCCCCACGCGGAAACGTCCGCAAACGAGCGTGGTACGGGAGGTCTTTCCTTATGGGGAAGCGTTACGAGTGGCAGGAGCGGCGCGGTGGGCGACGGTACGTACGTATCTCTACCCCTGACGAGCCGGTCAAGGGCGCCAAAGAGGCCGCGGCAGCTGCCGAGGTCGTGCCCGAAATCAAGATCGAGCCGGCCAAGCCGAAGCGCGGGCGACCGCCGAAGCCGGTCGAGTCCGACGCCGACGTCAAGATCGATACCGAAACCGAGACGCCATGAGCGACGAGCGTTTCGCGATCGAAGTCGACGACTCATCGGTTGAGGTCCGGTCAGCCTCCGAGCGGTTGATCGAGGTTCGGCTACTCCCGTGGGATACCGTCATCGAAACCGTGCACGGGCCGGAAATGTTCGCCCGCGGGGCGTTCGCCGATACCCCGGCCGACGGTCTTTTGCTGATGGGCATGGAGCACGAAGCCGGTATCGGTATTGGTCAGGACGGCTCACCGAGGATGACTCGTCGCGCCGTCGGTCGGTCCAAAGAGGTTTGGGAAGCCGACGACGGACCCCATGCCTTGTTCCGGGTCGGCCGGACCGCGGCCGGCGACGACCTCATTGCACTTGCCGAAGACGGCATCGTGCGCGGCGTCTCGGCCGAATTCGTTTTGCTCCCGGATGGGACCAACATCGTGCAGAGGGGCGGGCGCCGGGTCCGCGTCCACAACCGCGTTCGGGCAACCGGCGCATCGCTTACCTACCGACCCGCTTATGGTGACCAAGCGGTCGTGCTGGATGTCAGGTCACACGATGAGGATACGAACGTGACAGAAGCAACCGAGTCGCCGGAGGTCCCGAATATGCCGGGTGCCGTCGACCTCTCGCCGCTTACGCGGTCCATCGACGACGGTTTCGCTCGCTTCGGCGACCGGATCGTTGCCCTTGAGGAGCAGGTGCGCTCCGATATCCACATCCCGACCGCGGGTACGGGTCAGCCGGCAATTTCGGTCGGTCGGTGGATGAAGACCGCCCTTGCTGCCCTTACCGGCGAGCGCATTCCCGCCGAGGAAATGCGCGTCATGGCCGACCTCATTACGACCGATAACCTCGGTGTCGTGCCGGAAGCGCACGCGCCCGAGCTCATCGGGATCATTGACGCGTCGCGGCCGTTCCTCGGTTCGACTCGTCGGATCAATACGCCGGCTGCGGGCATGACCCTCAACGTGCCGGTTCTGACGACGCGGCCGACGGCTGGCGTTCAGGTCAACGAAAAGGACGACATTACGTCGACTGAGACGTCGATTACGTCCACCGGTTTCGACGCAATTACGATTGCTGGCGGTGGCGATATCTCGCTGCAGCTGCTGAAGCGATCGGACCCGTCCTATCTTGAGCTCTACCTGCAGCTGCTGGCCGAGGCCATCAGCGCGAACGCCGAGGCCGAGGCCCTTGACGCGTTGCTTGCGGCCGGTGTCACTCCGGGCACGGGCACGCTCGATCCCGAGGCTCTCGCGATCGGCGAGGCGTGGACGAATGCCACGTCGGTTCGACAACGAGCGGATACGATTTGGATGAGCTCGGCCGCAATCGAGCTGTTTATCGACGCCAAGATCGACGGCACCAACGCTCCGCTGTACGGGAACCTCGGTGCCACGATTACGGTTGGTGGCGACCCGACCGGCCGTATCAGCGGCCTCCGGCCGGTGTACGTGCCGGCGCTTGACGCAACGGCCGTCGACGTGCTCATCGGGCCGTCGCGCGGTTTCGCGTGGGCGGAAGACGGCGCATTCACCTTGCAGGTTGACGTTCCGAGCAAGGCCGGCCGTGACGTGGCGCTTGTCGTCATCGATTGGTACTGCCCGCTGTACCCGGACGCGTTCACGACGTACGCGGTCTAGTCATGGCTGACTGGCCGTCCGTTGACGAGCTCACACAGGTTCTAAACCTGAGCGTCGATCCGCAAGCGTGGACGACGACGATCGAGCGCATTCACGAGGCGGCTATTCAGCAAGTCAAGGACGACGTTGGCGATTGGGACGATGACGTAGACGAGCCGGACGCGGCGCTAGCACAAGCGGCGCTGCGAGCCGGCGAGCTCATCGCCGAGCGACCCGAAGCACAGGCAAGCAACGTCCGTAGCCGGTTCGTCGACGACCCGACCTATGCCCGGCTGCTCAAGGGCCATCGAAGACGTTTCGCAATCAGTGGAGGCACTACCTAACATGAGCGTCAAACAGGTTTCAGTCCGGACCGCCGCGGACGGTTCCTTTACGTGGGAGCGTGCTTTCAAGGGCACCATCCACGCGATCGAATTCCTCATCGGCGACCTCTCCACCCCGGATATCGACGTAACCGACGATGATTACTCGCTGTCGTTCTTGTCGGTCAACGGCGTGGCCGCCGATACGGTCTACTTCCCGAGCACGTTCCTGATGGCGGCCGACGGTACGACCGCCGCGCTCGTCGGCACGGCGATGAAGGGTGCCTCTCCGGCTGTGTGTGTCGGGACGCTCAAGATCGTGATTACCGGTGCTGGCGATACCAAGCGCGGCAAGGTCAACATCATCTATTCATGAGCAAGACAACCGCGGCGGCCATCGCCAAGCGCGAAGCCGCCAAGCGGCCGAAGCCGAAGACGGCTGAGGCCAAAGAGAAGCCAGCCGAAGAGAAGCCGGAGGCGTGAGCCTCAAGGGTGGTCGCCAGCTGCGCCAGCGGCTTGACGCCATCAAGACGGTTTGGAAGCCGATTGCCCGCAAGTGGGGCAGGGCCGACGTGGCCGAAATGCGTACGCGGGTGCCGGTCCGGACGGGCCGGCTCCGCCGTTCGTTTAGGGTCACGAGCGTGAGCGGGAAAAAGGTCCGTGTCGGCGGCCACTTTTCGGCGTACTTTGTAGACGCCGGCCCGAAACCGCACGACATCCGAGCCAAATCGGGCCGGCTTATCTTTCAGGCCGGCGGCCGGACGATCTTCGCTCGCAAGGTCCATCATCGCGGCTACGCGGCTCGGCCGTTCCGAGCTCGATCCGCACACGAGGCCCTTGAGAAGACCGGCCTTGAAAAGACCCTCTATGAAACGTGGAACGGTGCCGCGTGAGTCGGGAAGCGTATCGGCTGGCGGCCGTCACATTCCTGACCGATTTTGCGACCGACTCCGGTATCGGCCTACAGGTCTACCCCGGCCGGCCGCGGACGATCTACCCACCAACGGCGTTCGTCGACAAGATCAACGAGACCTATACGCCGTTTACCGAGCGGCATTTCCAGCGGACGCCGGAGGTCATCGTCACCGTGCTCCACGGACTGTTTGACTCGGCCGATGCCGTGGCACAGGCCGATCGGTTCGTCGATGGGTTGCTTGAGTGGGTGACCGATAACCCACACGCGGCCGGTGGGAACACGCTTATTCGGGTCAGCGTGACCGAAGACGTGCCCGACTACGTGCCGGAATGGCTACCGCCGGAGCAGCAACGGACCTACTATGCGACACAGGTAACGTTGGAGGGCTTCGGGACCAACTGACTTAGGGCAACTGACCGAGCCGGGGTCTGTACCGGCAAGCGCGATGGAGAGGAGACACGATGCCCGTTCAGGGTCTAGTCAAGCTGCGAAAGCATCAGTTTGGCAAGCAAGCGTCGCTTGGCACAAAGGTAACCGCTAAGCGCGCGTATCCGTTCAGCGGCGTTCCGTCGGTTGACTTGACGTGGACGGACCCTGAGGTCGATGCCGGTTCGATCGATCCGACCGCGCCGCCGTACCGCGGGGCCGGTGAATTCACGGCGTCGCTTGACGATCCGGCCCTTAAGTACAACAACCTTCCGTTGATGTTCGGGGCGGCGCTCGCCGAGACGGCTAGCCCGACGACGACGGGCGATAGCGAGGCGTGGGTTTGGACGCCATCCTCGCTCACGTCCGAAGATCGCGACGTCTATACCTACGAATTCGGCGACGACGTACTGACCGACTGGTATCAGCTGGGCGACGGGTTGCTTGAGACCCTAGAGATTACCGGCACCCGCGATCCTGACGGACCGTTGACGGCTTCGATGTCATGGCGCTTCGGTACGGCGAGCTCCACCGGTTCGACTGACTCGCCCGTGACGGGCACCGTTCCGACACCCGATCTTACCGTCGCGCTCAATGACATCATGGTCTATCTCAAGGACGCATCGATTTATATTGCGTCCGATCCTGACGACCTCGCGACGTCAAAAATCAGCGACGCGCTCCACGCGTTTGCGCTTCGGATTACCAATGAGTACGACCTCAAGCGATACGCCAACGGCGATCAGACATTCGACATTGACGCGTACGGGCTCGCCTCGCGGATGATCGAGCTTGAGGCGACATGGGCGAAGACGGCTGACACCGTTGGCACCGGCTCCGAGTCCGACGCGTGGTTTTCAGACTCGGCCGTCAATCGCTATATCCAGATGATCTTCATTAGCACTGAGCTCGCGCATACGGCGATCCCGTACCGGTGGGACTTCACGTTGCCGGCCCGGTACTACACGCGCGAAGAGGGCGAGGCCGGCGGCAATACCGTTATCGTCCTGAATGCGCACGCGTTCTATGACGCCGACGATCTTGAGCAGGTCTTTACGACAAACGTTATCAATCAGGTTGACGAGACACAGGTTTAGCTATGGCAACGATCAACTGCATTTGCCCCCCGAAGCCGGACGGCACCGTGCGCCACCCAAACGGTGATACCGTCCGGCTTCGGGAAACCCTCGACTTCAAAACCGGCCTGACCGCTCGCAACGCGATCATCCTGCTACGTCAGGATGACCCGGACGCGAGCGGGGCCGCCATCCTTGCCGAGCTCACCGAGGTTTACCTAGTTGCCGGGATCGTGTCGTGGACGATCCTTGACCCGAAGGGCAAGCCGATCGAAGTCAGCAAGCCGGCCATCCGTCAATTCATCGCCGAGCATCCGCAAGAGGCAATGGACGTCGGCGATGAGGCCGACGCGCTGTATTCCGAGGCGGTCATCGCCCCTTTGGTGGCACGGGCGTCGAGCTCATCGCCGCGTACGCCGACGGACACGTCGATGTCAGCGACGAATGGATCGTCGCCCGCGCTCCGGAAGCCATCGAAGCGATCCTCGATTACCACTATCCCGACGGACGACACCGCGAGGATGTCGGCCTAGCCCGGTGGCGGTTACAGGTCATCGCGGAGATTGAATACGGTCGGCCGTTGAGGGTTGGGCAGCGTGCCGAAAACGGCAAGGTAGCGAACCTCGGAAGGGCAATGAATGGCCGGCGTCGCTGAAACCGCGAAGCTCGTCGCGAGCCTTGAGCTAAAGGACAACTTTAGCCGTGGCATCGCGTCCGCTTCCAAGAGTCTTTCCGGGCTCGAAAAGCGGTTCGGCAAGATCGGCGGGATTGCCGGCCGCGGTGCGAGCCAAGCCGGGAAAAACATCGAAAAGGGTGTCGCGGTCGGTGCCATCGCCGCGGCCGGTGCGCTCGGTTACGCCGCGCATAAGGCAATCGAGTGGGAAAGCGCTGTCGCTGGGATCAACAAGACGAGTGACCTGACGACTGAGCAGCTTAAGGAAATCACCGACGGTCTCATCGCCATCAGCAACAAGGCTCCGACGTCGGCCGTTGACCTCGCCAGCATCGCCGAGGCCGGCGGCGCACTCGGTGTCGCTAGGGAAAACCTGTTGGCATTCACCGAAACGGTGGCCCTGCTCGGTGCCACGACGGACGTTTCGATTGACGACGCCGCTACGTCGCTCGGCCAACTGGGCAACGTGCTCGGCCTGACCGCGGCGGATTACGACAATTTTGCGTCCGCGCTCGTTGACCTCGGCAACAAGGGGGCGTCTACCGAGTCGGCCATTTTGGAGGTTGCCAAGCGGTCCGGTCTCGCGGCAAAGACGTTCGGCCTGACGACGGCGCAAACGCTTGCGTTCGCGTCTGCGGCCGCGAACCTCGGTATCGAGTCCGAGGCCGCTGGTACCAACCTGTCCAAAATGTACGGGCTCGCACAGGGTGCGTTCCAGAAGGGCGATAAGAAGCTACAGGAAATCACCGGCAAGTCCGGCAAGGCCCTTAAGAAGCTGTTTGCCGACGATCCGAAAGCGGCCATTTCCGATTTGCTTCGGACGATCGGCAAGCTCAAGGGCTCCGAGCAGACGGACGCGATTACGGCGCTGTTCGGAAACAATCAAATCATCAGGAACCTTGTCCGTGGTCTTGCCGTTAGCATCGATCAAAACCTTAACCCGGCCCTTGAAACCGGCACCAAGGCATGGCAGGAAAATACGGCTGCCGCCGCCGAAGCCGCCAAGCGGTACGCGACTACCGAGTCGCAGCTGAAAACGCTCGGCAACAACGTCGACAACGCCGCGACCATCATCGGCTCGCAGCTGTTGCCGCTCGTCAACGAGCTCGCGACCGAGGCCGTTGGATGGCTGCAAACCCATCAGGACGACGTTAAAAACTTCGGCAAGGACCTCGCGAAAGGGCTCCGGGACGCCGTTGCGTGGATCAAACAACTTGACTTCAAGGCGATCGGTAGCGCGTTGCAGACGGCGGCCGGGTTCGCGAAGGGGTTGGTCGATGCATTCCTCGGTATGCCGGCGTGGGTGCAGACAGCCGTTATCACGGGCTGGGGCCTTAACAAGCTGACCGGCGGAGCCGTTGGCGATATCGTCGGCGAGCTCGGCAAGGGGCTCATCAAGGGCGTGCTTGGCATGACCGCCGGCACGGTTAATCTCACGGCCGGTACGGTCGTTGGCGGTGGGGCACCGGTTGCTCCCAGTGCCGGTGGCGGAAACGGCTTGGCTAACCTGCTCGGCTTGATTACGCCGGCCGCACTGGGCGCGGTCGGATCGAAAGCCGTGGCCGATTTCACAAATGCCGAGTTCAGCAACGCCGGTTTTCAGGGTGCCGATTTCGTTGGTCCGGGCAGCGGCGATCCGTTCGGGATTACGTCGGCCATTCACAATATCGGCGAGGTTGTGAAACTGCTCAATCAGAAGCCGGCTCCGCCGATCGATCCGGCCCGTTTCAATTCCCTTGCCGGGAAGCAAATCGACGACACGATCAACGCCACCGAGGGCGTGCAGACGTCCGTTGACACGATGAAAGGCAAGATCGCGGACGACCTCGCGACGAATAAAACGGCGATCGACGGCGCAGCGACGGCGGCTCGTGACGGTGCCGGCCGGGTCGCATCGGCGACAACCTCGGTCGGTGCCGGGATCGAAGCGACGATTCGGGCCAACCGCCCTATTACGAATGTCGACGTCAACATCTCCGGGGCGGGTATGCAGTCGTCCGTTGACGTGCAGACGCGCTACGGCTCGCCCGGTGGCGATCGCAACTTCGACTTGAGCCATCAGAAGGTTTACGACTGACGTGCTGAGGTTCTACTACGACCAAACATCGATTGAAGGCGGTCCCGGTCTCGTCGAATTCACGTCATACGTCAACCTTGACGCGAGCTCGGTGCACGTCACGACGAACGCGGAACAATCGTCGATCGGCAGCAATACGCTCGTTATCGAAGACCCCGGCGGAGCATGGCTGATGACCGGGCACCGCAAGGTGCTCGTCATCGAAGACGCGGCCCCGACCGAAAATCAGCTAATCGGAATGTTTTACGTCGGCGACCGCGACGTCGATCGGCTCGATGCACCGACCGCGACGTCGCGTAAGTGGACCGTCACGCTCACCGATATCAATACGCTTATCGCTCGTCGGATCATGGCCGGCAACGATACCGACCGGCCGGAGGAAACCGACGTCGAGCGCATTCAATGGCTGCTAGCGACGTCCGAGGCTAATGCGTTCGACGACGTGACGACGTACGTATCGACCGCCGATCCCGTGAACATGTCCGACAGCAACTACAACGGACAGGCGTTGCAGTCGATTGTTGACGACTGTGCGCAACAGTCCGGCAAAAATGCCTATCTTCGATGGATATGGGATGCCGGCTCGTCGTCCTATATCGCCACGTTTTGGTACGGCGACGACAACCTCGCCGCGGCCGAGTCGAGCCTACGGATCAGCAACGTTATCGGCGACGTCGACAACGCCACGACGTGGTACGCGTCGGCCGATGCGAAGCTGCACCTTGACCCGTCACGGGTCTATTCCAGCGTCTTCGGCAACTTTGACGGCGGATGGTCTTACCGCACTCGATCGGCGACCGTTACCGATTTCGCGCGACGTGACACGACGGCGTCGTGGCCGAATGTGCGGCGTCAGGCACGGGCCGATTCGCGAGGCGATCGTTACCTGAACACGCTCCATACCGAGGAGGCCACGGTAACGGTATCGATCTACCTTCCACCCGAGAACGTCAACGACGCGCACGCTGGCGACAAGATCGACGCCCGGTTCGTTCATTTTCCGATGTTCGACGATTTCACGGCGTGCCGCATCCTGAACAAAACGACGACGTTTTTGACGCCGGAATTTTATTTGGTCACGTTTGAGCTTTCGCTACTGGCCGACTACGCGCCGACTCCACCGGCCGGACCGCCACCGCCCGACTGTCAGGCGGTCTATCAGGTCCCACTTGAGGGCGACGTACCGGTATTGGGTCCTATGCGGGTCAATTACGGCGGCGCATTCGATCCGGGCGGCGGCACGGGTAGTAGCCTGACTGATTACGGCGAATACGTGACGGTCTACGGTGGCGCTACCTACGCCGTCCATACCTACGACACGTCGTTTATCGGACCGCAACCGTTGTCGCCAATCCAAACCGTTCTCACGAATTCGTCAACCTACCTTGGTGATATCGGTTCGACCGACTGCGGTTTCGTGCCGGCCCATACGGCTTACTGCCCGCCGCTGTCGGAGCGCATCGATTATTGGGTACACCCGGCGGCGGCTTCGGGCGTGCCGACGACGGTTAACGCACAGCTCGGGTTCCTGCCGTGGACCGGACACAACCCGGTCGGTTCGTCATGGTATGTCGTTTTGACCTACATTTCGGGACCCGACCCACGATTTGAAAGCCTCCCGCCGTGTGAGGGCTGGGTGCCGCCGACGGAATTCCCATGACCAAACCCGCGAAGATCAATCGGTCTCCGGTCCCGGTTCTGTCGAGTCCGTTCGGTCTCGGCGGAACGACGCCGATGCCGGCCGTTGACGATCTATCCGACGTCGATGCATCGACGCCGGCCGATGGCGATACGCTCGTATGGGATGCCGGACTAGGGCTATGGGTACCGGGTAACCCGTCTCGGTTATGGGTACCGGGGCGGCCCGGCCCTCCGGGGCCGCGTGGCCCGGCTGGCCCTCCGGGTACAGCTGGCGCTACAGGGGCAACGGGGCCAGCCGGTACGGGCGGGTCCGGTGGCGGCATGGTACCGGCGCTCCCGGTTGAGATACCGCGACCGATCGGGCCGCCCGGACAGCCGCTTGATTTCGTTGCTCCCAGTACGCAAGCGTTCAGTGACGCAGCTTCGCCGGGTCAGTCACCGATCCCGGCTCGACGCGACCACGTACACGGCATGCCGCCCAATCCGGGGCCGGCCGGGTCAACGGGCATCGTGTACGAAAGTCTCAAGCCGGCAACGCCGGATTTCGATTTCGATACGGCGTTGTCCGGTTGGACGGCTACGGGGTCGCTCGACTTGACGGCCTGCCGAGCTCAAGCCCTTGACGGGTCGCATTTGTATATGCCTCTGGCGAGTCAAACCGGGTTCATGTACCAATCGGCATCGAACGTCGATCAGGAATGGATATGTGGCGGCCTCATGGCCTCTAACCGTAACGGGAACGTGTTCGTCGGTATCGCCTTGCTCGATAGCGTCAATACCGGCGTCGGGGTCATCATGCACACGAGCGACAATACCGCCGCGCTCATCGGCATTACGACCGGGGCATGGGACGGCACGACGGCCTCGCTCATTCCCGGTTTGCCCGGTCAGTACATGGGCTCACCGACAAAGCATTGGTTCCGGTTGACTCGCGTGGGTAATTCATGGACCGGGTATTGGAGTTTCGGTGGCAAGGGTTGGGACGCGTCGTCGGCCGCCAGCATCAGCAAGACGATTACGGTATCGCGACGGGCGTTAGGTACGTTTACGGCTACTGTCGGTGTCCACCAATTTTGGTGGGAATGGGCCGACACCGTATAGGAGAGGGAACGACATGGGAACGCTTAAGAAAATCGCGGGTCCGGCCTACATCGCGAGCTCGGCCACGAACATTTACACGCCGGCGAATAGCGCGGTCGATACCGTTATTCAGCACATCCGGGTCGCCAATAAGGACGCGACCACGGCCTATACGTACACGCTCTACATCGGAGCTACGGGTGGGTCGTCGGGCGGCACTGAGATTACGGGCCTGTCCGAGTCGGTGCCGGGGGCGTCCCATGTCGATCATTACTTTTCGCCGGGGCTTCGACTGACATCAACCGATTTCCTGACCGGCGTCGCGAGCTCGGCATCGAAGCTTACGATTACGGTTATGGGCGAGTACGTCGCGAATTAATGGGGTGGCGACCCGACCCCGCGATCCCTACGGCCGGCCACGTGTCGTTGGCGGTATTGCCCTCATCCTTGCCGCGATCGTCATGGCCCTGCTCGGCGTGGCATTCGACAAGCCGATTGAATTCCCGCAACTGGCCTTGTTCCTCGGTACTGGAACGGTATTGTTAGGTGCGGCCGCTGCGGCCGACATCCTAGGACGCGGCAAATGAACGCGATCGATTGGGCCGAAGTGCTCGCCGAGCTCGACACTCGGTATCTAACGCTGCTCGTGTGGGGCGGCGGAGCCGTCATCCTCGGTGCCGTCATCGCTGGTCGCCGGCTCCGGGCGTGGCGTCGGTGGCGCGATACGGCCGCACTCCGCGAAGCCTTAGAGGGCTTCGCCGTCTTCATTTGTGCGATGTTCGCGGCCGGCGCGATCGCGGTCGCGTTGCTGTATCCGACGGGGAACGCCTTGCGCACGTTCCTTATCCTTGCGTCGCTCGGTGCGTTCCTCGGCTTTGAAATCATCATGGCAACGGAACCGCGACGGAAAGCGAAGGGGTAGGCATGAGCGTCCCGGCACGGCCGCACTGGCAACCGCAAGGCCCGGCTAACCGTTGCGTCATCGACGGGCACGCGCTCGGTTGGTCCAACTGCACGCCGACGGCGACCGCGATGGCTGTCGAAAAGGCTTGGCTGTCAGCGATCCGGCCGTCGGGCTGCGAGGTTCGCGAGTCGATTACGCCGCGCGACGTGTCCGGTGGTACGACGCTGACCCAGTGCAAGCCGTTCGCGGATGCGCACGGGGCACCGATGAGCGTTTACGTCGGCTCAAAGGTGGTATCGCCGTTCTACCTTGCCGTGCAGCTACAGGCCGGCCGCGGCGTCGTCCTGCAAGGGAACACGGGGCCGCTCATCGCGACCCGGTTCCGGTCTACGGGATCGGGCGTCAATCACGCGGTCTATGTCAACGAGGTTCGCGGCGGCAAGGTAGGCGAGCCGTCCGAAGCCCTCGTTTACGATCCCGCTGCCGACGGGCACCGGGCCGGCTGGGGCACGGCTGCGCAGGGGCCGCAATGGTGGCCGTGGAACGTTGCCGTGGCGTTTGCTCGCGCGCTGCACCCGTACGGCGAGTCCGACCCGCGGACGCTCAAGGGCATGGGCATTACGGGCGTCTACTCCGGCGTCATGCCCGATACCGAGCCGCACGCGCACCTTAAGTACGGTGCCGCAAAAACGAGTCCGTTCCCGGATCGGGTTCGGGTCAACGTCGCCTCGGCGTGGACGCATTCGACTCCGGACGTAAGGGTCGCTAGCCGTATTTCACCGAAGCTGCAACGGGACGACCTATTCGTCGCCTATCAACGCGTGACGAAAGCCGGATTGCTCTGGCTCGGCAGCCATGACGGCAACCGGTGGATACGGGGCGACCGGGTTCGCAACATCGGAGGCACGCAGTAATGACCGACGACGTAACGATTGACGAGCTCGATATCGGCGACGCTGCCAGAGAGATTGCCGACGACCCGCCGACGGTCGAGCCGGCCGCGGCTGACCTTCCCGACGACGTGTACGACGGCGACGCCGGGGCCGAATAGCCCAAAAGTACGGGCCACTTTACGTACTAATACGTATTGCATTCTATCCGGTACCGTGGTACTGTATCAGTAGAGATGAGCACTCCGAACACACGAACCGTGGCCCTGTCTCATCTCCGGGGCCACGGTTCAACAGGAGATGAGATGAACAAGAACGCTTGTCGGTACTGCGGACGCAAGGTCGCCGGATCGTTCGCCTTCCACGGCATCGGGTGGTGCGTCACGAAGAAGGAAGCGGCGAAGATTGACGGCGAAGGGGGTGCGAAGTGACCCGCACCGAACGCCTCCTCCGCCTCGCCCGACTCCGGGGGGACCGGCTGGCGATTGCTACGCTGGAAGGGAAGCCGAAGCCGCGGCGGCTGTCGCCCGGTAAAGAGTCAGAGGATTTCCTGACCGAGCTTTATGCGCGTAATCGTGTCGCTAGCGAGTCCGAAGTCGAGCTCCGGACGGCGTGGGGGGACCGATGATGCGGGACGCCATGCGCTTGCGCCTCATCCTCGGAGCGAGCGAGGTTGACGTATTGCTTGCCGCGCTCGCTACATACCGTGAATGGCTATGGCCTGAGGGCGAGGACCAGCCTACGGGTTGGGGTCTCCAAGAGATGCGTCGCATTGAACGACTACAGGAACACGTACGGCGCGATATCGCTCGCGGGAACGTGAGGGCAAACGATGTTCGACCCAGCCTTTGACCGATGGCTACGCCGACAGCGCCGTATCCGTCAAGTCAAAGCCGGCATCGGCTACTTCGCCGGCGGGTTCCTCGCCGCTGTCATCGTCTGGGGCCTCATCGTCCTTATGACCGTGACGTTTGGTACGGGACGATGAGGGACGCGCAGGAAGTTATCGACGCGTTCGATAAGGCATTCACGGAGCCTGTTATCGCTCCGGTGACGTACCGGCTAGCGCTTCGGCCGATGCTAGTACGCGCCCTCGCCGCCCGCTCCGAACCGGGAGCGGAGGGGCTGGACGTGGATCGGCTGGAACGAGCGTTCGTCAAGGTCATTGACCGGCGACCGACTAAGGTCGAGGTCACGTACTTCTATGGCGACACGATCCCGGTTGAGCATCAGCGCGGCGCGTTCCTGCGCGATGTCATCCGCGAGTACACCGCCCTCGCCGAAGCGGAAGGGGGTACGGGACGATGATGGACGCGCTGGACGACATCATCCGCGGACTCGACCTGACATCAGCGGATCAGGTTCGCGGTGCTGACAAGTTGCGGCAGGCGATCCTCGCCGCCCGCTCCGAACCGGGAACGGAGGGGCTGCGGGAGGCGGCACAGCGTGTTCTCACGGCACGCGATATGTTCGGCACTCTTGCCTATGACGATCCGGCGCTCGTTGCACTGTGGGACGCGGTCAACGCCGTTGTGGACGCAGCCGATTGTTACGCGGACGGCTCGATAGACGACCTGCGCGACGCCGCGCTGTCTCTCGCGGACTCCGTGAACCGCTACCTAGACACAAGCCGTAGCCCGGAAGCATGGGCAACTGACCGTAGTCGATTGTGGCAAGCCGCGAAAGACGTGCGTGCCCTCGCCACAACACCGGCAGCCGATACCGCGCTAGAGCGGGCATGGGAGAACGGCTACAACGAGGCCATCCGACGCCGCTCCGCCACACCGGCAGCCAATACCGGGGCGCTGGACGTGCTACGGCGATGGGGCTTCGACAAGCACGAACCGTTCTGTGTCCCGGCCCGCGAATGTACTTGCCGTCATCAGGTGTACCGAGACGTTGCCGCCCTCGCCGAACCGGGAGCGGAGGGGCTGCGAGAGGCGCTGGAGAACGACATCCGAGAGTTGCGTGGCGCGG